GCTTAATAGACTACAATTAGCATCTCAAGCGTTAAACGACAACTCTTCAAACACAATTGGAACAAGGTTTGGTGTAGACCTAATTCCATATAAGAAAAATGGAATATATTTTAGTTATAAGTCTAAAAATCCATTTAGTATTTATAAAGAAAGTACGCCCTATTTATATTTAACTAAAAACTCAGGTATAGAAGTTCGTGGAGAGTTAGATGTATTAGAAAATCGTGGATTGTCTTTGCCAATAAACAAAGAACTATCAACATCCTATGGTGTAAGCGCTATGCAGTTATGGACCAGATATGATCAAGACACATTTCCATCAACACCAACAGAACTATTTGAAATTAATCATAAAAGTGGGTCAATAAAGTTTTATATACAGGCTAACAGTTCTATAGGTAATAGAGGAAAAATATTTGCATTAAATGAAAATGGAATTGAGTATAACGGTCTTTCATTTTATTTAAATGGTAATTTAGTAAGAGAACCAGTCCTATCAATAAAAGAGTGGTCAACTATTGGTATTTCATTTTTAACTCCATTAAACTTTGATTCATATCTTGGTAGTATTAATATTACTGGTCCAGCCATTTTTAATAATATTGCTTATTATCAGGCAAGCAGTTTACAGGAAGTTGAGAGTAGAACATTTAGACCCTGGTTTAAGGTTTTAACAGACGGATTAACAGTTTTTGACTGGCAGTTCTGGTTTAATAACTTTACTTGGGACGGAATGCTTGTTATTGGGTCATCTCAGTTCTATGGAATTAATCCAATAGACATTTATAAAACATATATTGGAACAAATAAGATTATTGTTGATGATGGAGAAGGTTTAGTGTATCAGCCTGAAAAATTAAAGGTATATACAGAGATAGAGTGGTCAACGACTGTCTCTACACCAGTATAATCTGCTATACTTGTGGCTATGGAATCCTTAATAAACCCAAAAACTGGTAAGCCTTATGTTAAAAATGTGCGTCGTAAGGTCATTGAAAAGCACTACGACTGGGGTCTTTATGTATACAAGAAGTCTAATGGTAAGTGGTTTACAGATGATGAAGGCTCAATTTTAAATATACCTGCTGAACGTGGAGATCTTTCAAAGATTTCTGAACTTAAAAGCGCAGCAATATCTCACGGTGATGATGGCGAAGGTAAGGCAGTTTTTGTTCCAGGACTACACAGAATTAGTGAAGAAGAGTATTCAGAACAAAAAGAAAGACTAAAGGCTGGGTTGATTCCTTCAATGAACGACCTTGGTGCATGGCATGCAGCACAGCAAACATTAGACAAACATGGAAGAGATGCATACGAAAATGGCTGATCAAGAATACGTACGTGCAGGATTAAACACACAAGAGCGTGATGAAAATATTTTTAAGTCTCAAGATCCATTTAACAAGCCTTGGGAAAATTTAAAAGACTATGATGGTCTTGATCAAAACTTCCGTCGTAGAACAACTCGCAACATGTCAAAGTATGTTAACCCAGAGGGCAATGAAGCATATCTAAATGCTGCAAATGTAACCCCATCAGGAGTTGACTCTGGATCAAAACAAATTAATCCTGGAACTGTATATCGTAATGGATATGGTCTGTTTGACGTAATTACCCCACCATATAATATGTATGAGTTGGCCAACTTCTACGATACATCCTTTGCTAACCATGCTGCAATTGATGCTAAGGTAGAAAACGTTGTTGGCCTTGGATACCGATTTGATGTTACAGACAGAACCATGTTACGTTTTGAAAATAACGATGATCAGGCAGCAGTTGATCGTGCTCGTCGTCGCATTGAAAGAATGAAGATTGAATTAAAAGACTGGCTAGAAAATCTTAATGATGATGACAGTTTTACAAAAACAATGGAAAAAGTTTACACAGATCTTCAGGCTACTGGAAATGGATTTATTGAAGTAGGAAGAACTGTAACTGGAGAAATTGGATATGTTGGTCATATTCCAGCAACGACTGTTCGTGTTCGTCGTCTTCGTGATGGATTTGTTCAAATTATTGGACAAAAAGTTGTTTACTTTAGAAACTTTGCTGCAAAGAACCCAAATCCAATGGGAACAGATCCACGTCCAAACGAGATTATCCATCTTAAAGAATATTCTCCATTAAATACATTTTATGGAATTCCAGACATTATTGCAGCAATGCCATCCTTAGTTGGAGATCAACTTGCGTCTCAGTACAATATTGATTACTTTGAAAACAAGGCTGTTCCAAGATATGTTGTAACTCTTAAAGGAGCAAAACTTTCAGGGGATGCCGAAGATAAGATGTTTAGATTCCTACAGACTGGACTAAAGGCTCAGTCACACAGAACCCTATACATACCACTTCCAGGCGATACTGATACAAATAAGGTTGAATTTAAGATGGAGCCAATTGAAAATGGTATTCAGGATGGTTCATTTAAAGAATATCGCAAGCAGAACCGTGACGACATTTTAATTGCTCATCAAGTTCCAATGTCTAAACTTGGTGGTGCAGATTCTGGTGGTATTGCAGCAGCACTATCACAGGATCGTACATTTAAAGAGCAGGTATCTCGTCCAGCACAAAGACATCTTGAAAAGATTGTCAATAAGATTATTAAAGAAAAAACAGATATTCTTGAACTTAAGTTTAATGAACTAACTTTAACTGATGAAATTGCACAATCTCAGATTCTTGAAAGATATGTAAAGACACAGGTTATGACTCCAAATGAGGCTCGTGAAAAGTTAGACTTGCCACAAAGAGCAGATGGCGATGAGCCATTTATTATGTCTCCAAGACAAGCAACTGATGCTAGAGCAAACTTAGCGGATACACGTCAAAGAGATGCAGAACGAACAAATAACAATTCTGATTCAACAACTACAGTATCTGGACGTAATCCACAGGGTGAGGGTAGAGCGTCTCAATAGTTGAGAAAACCTTATAAACAAATGCTATAATAGAAGCGTTATGTTAACAAACAAGGCTCATTGGGTAACTGAAGGTGACAATGTTCGTCTCTCAATGCCCATCGGAAAAGTAGACGTTGAACGCCGTATGGTGTCAGGATTTGCAACGCTTGACAACGTTGATAAGCAAGGCGATATTGTAACAACAGAATCCAGCGTTGAAGCATTTAAAAACTTCCGTGGAAACCTTCGTGAAATGCACCAACCATCAGCAGTTGGAAAGATCGTTTCATTTAAAGAAGATAAATATTTTGATCCAAATGATAAGAAGTTTTACAGTGGAGTCTATGTATCTGCATACGTTTCAAAGGGTGCACAAGATGCATGGGAAAAGGTTCTGGATGGAACCTATACTGGTTTTTCAATTGGTGGAAACATTAAGACATGGGACGATGCCTATGATGAAAAAATAGATAAGTCAATCCGTGTAATTAAGACTTATGAACTACATGAACTTTCTTTAGTAGACAATCCAGCAAATCAATTTGCCAATATTGTATCTATTGAAAAAGTAAATGGACAAAACGTTGTTAGTGGATATTTATCAAAAGCAGAAGTTGAAAACGTATTTTGGGATTCAGAAAGCGGTATCGTAATGGTATCAGACGCTGAATCAGCAATAAGCCCAACCAATGGCAACAAGATGCAAAACATAGGTTTTATAGAAAAGAATGATAAAGAAAATACAGAAATGATAAAATTCTTAGTTGATAGTGCTAAAGGCATTAGTACAATTAAGATTACTAAGGAGGTAAATCCCATGACAGAATCAACAGAAACAGCCGTAGACGCTGTAGTTGAAAAATCAGAGGTTGCTCCAGAGGCACAACCAGCAGAAGTTGTAGAGACTCCTGCAGTTGCTGAAGAAGTTGCAGTTGCTGAGGAAGCACCTGTAGCAGAAGCAGTTGACGGCGGTGCAGATTCTCCTGTTGCTGAACAAGCAGCAGTAGAAGTAGAGAAAGCAGAAGAAGCAGTGGTTGACGCCGTTTCAGAAGTTAAAGAAGAAGTTGCTAAAGCAGTTTCAGAAATTAATGCTTCTCTTACTAATGCCTTTGGCGATCTTGCTGCAACTATTAAGTCTCTTAACGAGCAGGTAGCAGCAGTAACAAAGTCTCTTGATACAGTAACATCTGATGTTAATGGCATTAAGAGTAACTTTAACGAGTTTGGCAAGCGAGTAGATCTTGTAGAGCAAGACACCGCTTTCCGCAAGTCTGGCGATCTAGGCGAGATCGTACAGGAATCACCACAAGTGGTTCAAAAATCCCTATGGGGCGGTCGTTTCCTCACAAATACCGACCTATTTAACTAAGGTATATATCACTAGGAGGTGAACAATATGTCGGAACAAAATACAAATATAGAAAAAAACTATCCAGGTTCAGCAGGAGCAGGTAATGAGGTAAACTCACAAGG